CACTATTTTGTGCAGTCATATAAGTGAATTTTAAATTTGTGATGGATTTAATTGCACTAGTTACCCATCCATCTTGGTCCAAAGTATCGGCAATATTACTAATATTAACAATTGGTAGGTTATTAAATGCAATAGGGTATACGGTATCATTATTGTAAATATTACGCCCTACAGTAATTGCTACACTTCCCCCTTGGCTAAATAATGCCGATAGTCATAACACGAGGAATAACACCAGCAGATGCACCAACAACATGTGCTTTTTCTCCATTCATATCATCAATGCTAAATGCTTTACGTCCAACACCTTGGTCTACACAACTAAATCCAAGGCATTTTGACATCTTTATAGGGTATACCCAATATTCTGTGTTACAGTCATATCTCCCTTGGTTAAATTCCTAATGCAACATAGAATAAATCGCTATTATATGATGCACTGGATGCATCAGCAACGATTGTATAGCCTGTAGTAGTTCGCTTATCTGTATAAGCAACAGAAGCACCACCAATAGCAACAGGCCATTCTAATGTTTGTAATACACCAATACATTCTTTTGCATAAGAGATAGGAAATTGAACATCATATTTTCTACCATCATAAATGGTTAAATTTAATTTTCTTCCCCCTTGGATAATTAAATTCCCAAATAGCTTGCCTAAACAGATATACCAAGCATTTACATTGCTGAAATCATATCTGATTCCTAGCCCTGTTGTTTTCTCACTTTCCAAGGCATTGATTACATCGGTTGCGTTTTTGATGTTTAGACTACTTAATAGAGTTTTCACAAGTTGTAAAGTAGGTGCTTTTGCTAACGAATCGCTATTATCTACATTAGTAATCATGTTATTTACTTGTTGAATAATGGAATTAAAACGCTTGTCATGTGCGTGTTCATCCATATTATGCGCTTCCAAATCATGCACAGAGGCTACCCCATTATCGGAAATGATTGCTTGCACCTTTTCCGCATTGCCAATCACAGTAGTAATCGTAAATGTGTAGCTATCCATTGGCGTATTCTTATCCGGGATGTAGTCAACGTAGTTGCCCCCATTTGCGTAGGAGAAAAGCACTTCTTGTCCATTCTCGCCAGCTTTTGCCATGAGACCGATTTCTCGTGCATAAAAACCGGCTTCAAGGTTTTTATTCGAGAGTAGCCCCTGTACCATGAATTGGCCATCGCCTGTTTTAACACTTTTAGTAATCGCTAATTCCAGGCGCTTATCAGTCAACGCCGTAGCGCGTGGAATTGATGCGGGCATGTCGCCTGCACCGATAACGATTTTTGTAAAAATCAAAGCCTGCTTACTCGCATTAGCTTCCGCAATAGTATTTGTCCCCGCCATTGTAGTAATGACGGCAGGATATTTCGCCATGTATACCTCCTATATATGAATAAATTGGTGAACAGTGATCACGCCACCGACATAAAGCTGTTGCGTTTGTGGGCCTGTCGCGATTTTCAAGCTAGGTTCAGCTACGGCACTGCCTGCAGCTGTTGCAATACCACCGACATACACACCGCCTGAATTAATAGCGTGCACATACTCAATACCATCTAGCCAGGACCGCTTATTCTTGACAAATTCTAATATACGGAGCACGCGCTCTCGTATATTCGGTGTCATCATATAACCGGACATCTGGAGTTTGAAATGGTAAGGCTTGCCACCGTCATAATCCCAATTTTCCACGACTTCACAATCTGAATACAGTTCGCCGATAGCTTCCTCAACTAATCCAACGGTGCCTTTTCTTCGATGCCACGCAATAGAACTCAAAATTAATTTAATCTTTTGTTCTCTCGCTACAGCTTCATCGTAGAAGTCAACGTGTAAATGCCAGGCTAACTCATCTAGTATTGGCGTGCTTAACTCATTAAGATGCGACAAAATAGTTAGTCTATCCACGAACGGCATCAACGCCATAAGTCGCAACGTAACCACTTCAGCTAAGGCTTGAACATTAGCATCATTAGCAATCGAGCTCGGTAGCGTATCCTTTAATTTGAATTTGTAGAGATCATTCATGCTCTACACCTCCATATGTGATAGTCTTACCAGTACACTGCGCCAATTCCACTTGATAGCCCTCTTCTTTCTTACCGTCTTTCACGACGGTAAATATAGGCGATGTTACACTAACACGCTTAGCCCCTGCTTCCATTACACGCCGAATCAATTCAGAAGGAATGATGTCGCGCCCTACTTTTCCGGATTGCCATGTTATGTAATCCGTAACAGCCGCATCAACGCGGCTTTTAATCGTGTCTGCGTAATACGAATTATCTGAATCAATATAGTACTGAATATCGATACTATAATTCTTAGCAATTGGCGCTTTTACAGACACATTATCAGTAAGTGGCCGCACCTTCTTATCAGTGAGAGTGGCTTCCACTAATTTAAGAATTTCTTCTCCAGCAATTTCCCCCGATACTAGACCAGGATATACAACCACATCTCCCGGCTTAGGGGATACCACTTTTACGGAACTAATAAGAGCGGATGCTTTTTTGGTAAAAAACTCATAGGCCCCTTCCGCACCGGCACAAGAAAAGCTTTCAGGTGCTTCTCTAATACGTTCGCGAAAAGCATCGTCTGATTCAGTGTCAGCACCACCTTCTGAGATTGTAATATTGGTTACACTAGCGATATATGGGATTGGATCCACAAGAATGGTAATTGACCCTACTGGATAGCCATTCCCTTTAGCTGAAGCTTCCGTACATACAGCCCTTACTTGTATCATGGTTTCAGTAGCTGATAAGTAGTAAGGCTCTGTAGTTGCAAAAAACACGTTATCACCGGAAGTAAAGCGTGTTCCTTTAGGAATGGCTATGCCTTCAGGTCTTGCCATTGATGCCGTTAACTTCATAGTAGTGACTGCGCCCGTAGCTTGTAAGCGCTCCACGCCTAACGCAATGCCGATATGGTCTAAGTTATTGCCTCTAGCATATGCCAGAAGATTCTGCTTGCCCGTATCGTTGATGCGGTTTAGCAATAAAATCACAATATTAGTAATCGTTAATAGGAATAAGCGAATAGGGTCCGCCGGTGCTAACTTTCGCCCAGTAACAGAGGCGTAGAGGGCGAATATTTCCTTCTCAACGGCTTCTTTATCCGCCGTGACAAAGTTGATTTCTGGTAAATTCATTATTATCGCCTCCACGGTGGTAAATTAATAGTCGCCCTTATATCTACATCAGGGCATTTCAAAATAAGGTTAGCAGGTAATATCACATATTGAGCGTACTCTTGATTGGCTTCTAGCAGCACATTCATATAGGCTTCGCTGCCATACACTTTAAATGCAATACCGTCCCACATATCCCCTTGGATGGTTCTATATTGATTCATAGCCACCTACACTTTCTAGCCATTCGTCTTTTATAGCAATTGATACCTTAGGCAACAAATGTCCTTCTTCCGCATCTGTTGCTTCCGTTCTTTCAAAGTCAACGGACACAACTCTGCAACGTGGCTCATATTCAGTAATGGCCCGAATCACCTCCGCGGATATTCTGGCCATCGCTACAGGTAGAGGCAAGTCGATGACGGTACCATCAATACCAAATCGCCTATCAAGCGGTACAGAAAATTGCGTTGTAGAAATAATGGTTCGCACATTTTGAATAATCTCAGTAAGAATATCCTTAGGGGCAAAATCAATGCCGTCAAGACGAGCGCTTACGTCAATTTGCATTTGTATCGCCTCCTTGTTTAGGTGTGATTACAACTTTAGGAATATCGGGAGCCTCCTTCAGCGTTACATTAATAGATGCGGATAATACATTACCTCGATTATCAATCGTATTCATGGCGGCACTTATACTTGTAATCAGTAATTTATGCTCACTAAATGGTTTACCATTAATAATCAACTGCTCGGCTTGCCCTTCTTGGCACATCTTGGCCACCGCTTCAATTTCTTTTAAAGGATCAACGCCCAATAGCTTATTAAAGTTCATTGTAAAAGAAATTTCATCTGCATCAGGCCCCAGGAATTCAAGTATTGGCTTTTGCCCTATGATTTCTTGAGACGCTGTTCGTGCACTGATATTCCGTGCCAACGCATCGAACGTACGCACCGTATGGGAGGATGCCACAAACACAATTTTTCCAAAGCTTCCTAATTGACGTTGCGGCAAGTATCCACCCAGGCCAAACTTATCCGCTAAATTTGACAGGCGAGAGTAAGCCACATCGCCTAATTGTGTATTTTGTAAATTCTTTAACCCTTGTGAATTAAGGTTCTTCTTATAGTTGGCAGCAGTACTGCCTAATTTACTAAATAATGATATGTTACTCACCTCCTATCAATTCGGCGTTCCTGTATTACCGCCACCAGGAACGACGCCACCATGTGTATGAGATACTAAACTAATTCCGTTAACCACTACATCCCCTGAAGGAGCATTGATAGTTAAATTACCGGTGCAATTAATAACAAGGCCTCCACCGTCCGCATCATATGACACGGTCGAGCCGTCCGCAAATTTGATGCCGTGGATATTCTGCCCATTAAAAGAGGGCTTATCCTTGGCATTATACGTAGTGCCTAAGATATAGCCCTGGGACAAATTATTATCTTGAGGTAGAAACAAACACAATACCTGTTCGCCAACACCTGGCATCCAGTAGTGTTTATTATCTTGTGATCCATGGGAAAGTACTTCGAGTGGATACGATACTAAATCGTCACGGTCAGGAAATGTTACTCTTGCCGTCATAGTAGAAGGGTCCGTACTAGATACGATGCCGTCACGAATTAAATTTTTTAACGCCACACTAATATCCATCTAGGCACCTCCTTATATCTAGACTTTGTGTATATCCGCCCCCTACCTTATGGGAGCATTTACTAATGATATACTTACCGTCGAATTTACCGAATCCTTTTAAATTGATCGTAGCAGATGCAGCCAATACGATATGACCGAACATAGCAACGGAACCAGTGATTTCATTCTTGTTCTTTTCTCGTAGCTTTTTCTTGGCCAAACGTTCCGCTTCCGCCTGTGTCTCGCAACTTTGGTTAACTTGTAATATCTTGCCTTGCGTTTTGTGAGGGTCCTTGAACGTATATTCAATAGTACTCTTTTGCTTAGTACTCTTATGCTTTACGTGACAGCCCCAATACACATCCTTTAATGACGTCTTTAAAGAATAGCTACCTTGATAAGGAATGATTTCCCCTAGTTCCTTAATTTGTTCTTCGGTAAGGTCTGTAGGCATGGGCCCCTTAATTAGCGTTGCAACTACTTTTTCTGTTTCAAATTTTGTTTCATCAAAAATAATCACTTGCTTATCTGAAACCTTTAATGCCAGTCCATTATCCTTACAAACTTTCATCAAGAATTCTAAATCAGATTGGTCCGATTGCTCGACCCGATCTAAATTAATTGTTTCGGGCGTATCATAAAA